CTAGTTAGTTAGTAAAGATAGAGAGGCGCACTACACCTACGGCTAGCCCTGCTCTTGATTAGCCCTGCAATTAAGTAACCGTTACGGCTACCCCTAACCCTTAACCCTTATTCTATTTAATAACTAATCCGGCAGACATAGGCAAGGCCTAACCGATCAAGCTCTACCCGATAGCTCTAACCGCGTAACATAATCGCCTAGCCTTGCCGGGATCTAATGACTTAACCCTTAGACATAATCAAGCATATTGTCTAGTCAATAGTGTGACCCATTACACACAATAAATAACCTTAAATAGTTGCTTAGATTAGACATATCTTAATACGGTATAGTACGTTATACATAGTGAATAGCTCACTACATAGCGAAAGGGTTAAGTAATGAATACATATAAGTATATTTATGAGGATCTTAAGCAGACTATTACTAACGGTGAAGATATGGAAAGTATCCGCAATAATAGTGGAGAATGGATCGATGGATATTTACCGGTTTACAATAATAATATTATTGAAGAATGGAAAGATATGCCAGGAGAATATGATAATCGTGGCGCGGCAGAATTAGGTATTCCTGGCGATATATCGATCATATCTTTAATGCAATTAGACTTATACCTTTACTATTCCGACGTATTCTTTCAAGTACTTACCGATATCGCGGAAGAATTGGAGAGTGTTGCATAATGATTACACACGATAAGCCTATGAGCTCAACACACTTAATTCTATGCCTATCCGGTGATATGGAGATAGATCCTGGCCTAATTGTGGAGACTATTAAAGAAGATCCGGATCTTATGCGGGTAGTACGCTCATATGGCGCGGGAGACTTTACTTACGCGCAAGTATTAGACACGCTGGCAGACTACTTTTAATCTAGTTGCGAGACTATCGGCTAGGGATCTAATGCCCTAGCCGGTGGCCGGTAACTAGGCCGGAAAGTGAAAGGGTTAAGTAATGAATAAGGTTATGCAGGAGACTAAGTTAGACACGCTAACAATAGGCGCGGGAGATCTAGCAGACTTATTACTAGGCGCAAGTGTAGCTATGGATAAGGGTAAGGATAGTATCTCGCGCTTAGGTAGCGTGTACCTATCGGCTACCGGTGGCAAGGTAATTGTTAAGGCTAGCGATAGATATCGCCTAATAGTAGGAGAGAGCGAGATAGCGGGAGAGAGTGAGTTAGGAGAGTGTCAGATCCGCGCTAATGACGTAAAGAATATCCTCACCACCATAAAGGCTAATAAAATAGCGGGAGAGATTACCTTTACACGCGTAGGCGATAGTCTAAGCGTAGCTATCGGTGGCACTAGTCTAAGCGTGTACCTTGGTGGAGAGACTTTCCCACCTTATGAGCACCTATTAGCAGGAGAGAGTGTGCCAGTATCTGGCATATCCTTTAATGCTACCTATATGGCCGACTTTGGTAAAGTACCCTGCTCACATAAGGGTGGCCAGTTAGTAGTAGAATTTATGGGAGATCGCAAGCCTATTAAGGTATCTATTCCTCACAATAAAATTACTTGGATCGCGTTACTTATGCCTATGCGAGTAATTTAATTAGTTGCGTACTATCGTATTCTATCTACTATGGTAGAGTACGGTAGTCTGCACCTAAGTGTTAGGGCAGAATATAGGAGAGGAAGATAGCGATGAACACTAGTGAGTTATTGGGTAGCAACACTTACACGCAAGCTATGGCGTGGGAGATAGCGGGAGAGAGTGTACGCATAGGGCAGAAGATACGCGTAACCTTTCAAGGGTTAGATAGTAAGTCCGGCTATGCCTATCGTGAGGAAGGATCTTGGTTAGGTATTCGCTATACCTGGAAGTCTATGCGTTGGTGGAGTTTACTTAATTACAATAACCCGCTAATTAAATTGGAAGCGCAGGAGATGAATGGCGAAGGTAAGCCTTATTGGATAACACTATGGGAGAGAGAGGGAGAGTAATGCAATACTTAACGCCGAGAGGTTGGTTAGTAATTGGGATCTTGGTTGGGTTGGCTATATGGGGACTATGGGAGATTTCAGCTCACCTTTTATGGACTGGCACCGGCTATGAATGGTGTGAAGATCTACTAACGTGTGAAGGAGAGGGCAAGTAATGAGCGAGCCTAGATTAAATGATCCTATCTTTGATGAGCCGGAATACTGGCGCTGCGCCGGGTGTAATGATTACTTTCACCCGGATAAATACGATTGGCACGTGGACGAGGAATGCCCTGGTCCATTAGGAATAAGTGAGGGAGAGAGCAATGAATAGAGAATACTTAAAGGCTAAGATAGACCTATGCCTTACCCAAGCTGAGGTAGACATACAACAACAGGAGATAGCAAGGGCTATCAAGAACTTAGAGCGTGCCAATAGTGCGCTCACTCGTATCTTTAATTTAGATGAGGAGGAGGGCGATGAGTAACGTGTACACAATTCACCCGCAGAAGTCTGATCTAATCCTATTCTATGAAGTGGTAGAGCCGGAGGGTGCTAACACGTGGGGTGGGGGCAGTTCAATAGAGGCTATTAAATGGCTACAACTGGCACCTGCTGGCTCACGCCTACTGATTAGTGCGTGGGATAGTGACGACGAGGATGCCCGCCTAGTGGGGCAGACCATAGATGTAACTGATCTAATTACTCAGGCAAGGAAGGCAGACTTATGAGCTACTGGATAGGGCTAGGGATAGTAATGCTGGTAGTCTATGGGCTTATTGTGTGGGAGGACAAGATAAACAATGAGGGAGAGTAAAGAAGTAAGCGGTAAGCAGGCAGTTCACTATCGAAACTACAGACGAGCAAGAGATCGGGCGCTAGTGCGCCTGTCTCACCTTTATCCCAATGTATACAGGGATCTGCTTGTGGAAGAGAGGGAGAGAGATGAAGACGAGGATAAGAAATGGATTAGTAGTAACACTAGGGTTAGCGTTACTATGGGTGTTCGCACCGGACCAACACGTAAGGGTAGAGCTACCAAAAGATCTCGTAATCGTCGCAAGACACGCAACAATCGAGGAAAAGCGTGAGAACAAGGCACTTATCGTTAGTTACTCAAGAGCACTTGGATACACCAAGCGTGAAACCAAATGCCTTATCACCTTATGGACCCGTGAGAGCAGGCTTGACCACCTCGCAGACAACCCCAAGTCAACAGCTTTCGGAATTGCTCAACTCCTTAGAGAGCGTAGTCGAGAACCTGAATTACAAATCCTTCACGGTATACGATACATTGAACACCGCTATCGAGGGAGTGCGTGCCGCGCTCTCAGCCATTCAGACAGACGAAACTGGTACTGATGCTGACAGGAGTTAGTTTATTTGCAGGCGTTGGTGGCTTTGATTTAGCTATGCAACGACAAGGTGTGAAGGTAGTAGCCTCAGTTGAGATAGATAAGAAGTGCAACGAGGTACTGGCTCAGCATTTTCCTGATGCTACACAATTTACAGATGTAACCACAGTAACTGGAAAGGATCTAATAGATGCAGGATTTACACCACGCACAGGAATTATTACAGGAGGATTTCCCTGCCAAGACCTCTCAGTCGCTGGCAAAAGGGCTGGTCTTGCTGGCAAAAGAAGCGGGTTATTCTGGGAGATTGCAAGAATTGTGGACGAAACGCAAACAGAATACTTCATCATCGAAAACGTCCCTGGTCTGCTATCCAGTAACAAAGGAGCAGATTTTGGAGTCGTCATCGGGACGATGGCCGACATCGGGTATTCTCTTGGATGGAGGGTGCTTGATGCTCAACACTTCGGAGTACCCCAGCGACGCAAGCGTGTCTTCATCGTTGGCAGACGTGGTACAGACTCAACCAGTCCAGCAGAAATACTATTTAACAATCAAGGCAGCAGAGGGCGTGCTTCGCAGAAGCAACAGGAACGGCAAGAAATTACCGAGTCCTTTGCAAGAAGTATTTGAAAATGTGGTACGTCAAGAGCCGGAGAGCACAGAGTAATGAGGATTATGAAACCTGGATTGAAGGAGGAGTGTGTCCTACCTTGAACGCCTTTGATAATACTGCAGAGGTAAGAGCTACTGTTTTAATCTTTGAAGCAACTCGTGTTGATGATACAAGATTGTATGACAAGTACTCTCCAACTGTAGCTACATACTGGGGAACAGGTGGAGCACGTGTGCCTTATGTTATCAATGAGCAGATGCCGGTACGTAGACTTACACCTATTGAGTGTGAGAGATTGCAGGGTTTTCCTGATGACTGGACAGCAGGTGCGGCTGATTCAACACGCTATCGTCAGATAGGTAATGCAGTTGCAGTACCTGTAGTAGAGTGGATCGTGCAGAACATAGTAGATGTGGCTAAGGTTTCCTAACCCTTTTCCTTAGCACAATAAAGACCCATCAGTAACGGGAACTGGTGGGTCTTTTACTTTATCCACCTGTGGAATAAAACCCTTTGCCTTTGAAGGTGACGCCAGGTGAGTCCCACTTACGGACCATAGTTACGTGGCAATCAAAGCAAGATGGCTCACGAGGTTCCTCGTGGATAGAACGTTCAATAGTTAATACGTTGTTGCAATCAGGGCAACGATAGTCGTATTGCATCAGAGCTGGACCGCTTCCTCTATGGGTAGATAACCTACTAACTTCTCAACCTTATCAACACGATCAAACTCTGTGCTTGCTGGCATCTGATGATTAAACCATACAGGCTCCGGTAAATCCATAAGGTCAAAGGAGAAGACACCCTGCGGGGTAGAGTTAATGTAGTAGGGGATAAGATCACGCTCTGCTGCTTGGGTTATGAGCTTGCGATACTTCATC